TGGAGCCTACTTTGTATTCCCCATCAAGCGGACAGTTAAGTTGAAAGACATGTTGTACTTCTTTGATTGAGTGAACTGCAGCTTTGCCAATGTCATCTGCTTTATCAGCGATTACTTGCAACTGCATTTCATCGTGTACGTGGGCAACCATCGAGGCTTTATCTTGAAGATTCAGCCATTTAATTCGAGAATCTAAAAGAATCGTTGCTCGCTTTACTATGATGGCACCACACGATTGTAGTAAGGTATTTAATGCACTGTGAACGGAACGAACAGGGAGTTGTCGTTTATCAATACCATTAAGAAAACCGTATCGTTTTGCTTTAGCTTCCACATCATTCTTGAGGTAGCCTAAAGCAGGATTTTTAGTAAGAAATTGTTTACGTAATTGCTTACCTTCTTTAATACTTCCACCCACAATTTCCCCTAAACGAGTATCTCCTGCTCCATAAATAAAAGCATAGATAAATGTTTTGGCGTCATTTCTTGTTGGAAGTCCTGCAGCTTTTTGATTAGCAGTGTGAATGTCTCCTTCTAATAGTTCTTTGACCATTGCTCCGTTATCGAAGGGATAGAGATAATGGGCTAAACAACGGAGTTCTAAACCAGAAACATCCACACCTACTAATTTATAACCATCAGGTACGGAGAATAACTCACGACACTCTTTCCCATAGGGTGCGGAGACTGATGGTACTTGGGCTATGTTGGGAAACTTATGGGTACACCGACCTGTAACTGCTCCATTCGTAATTACTTGTCCGTGTATAAAATTATCTTTAACAACTTTTAACCAAGCAGCGTCACCTTCAGCTAACATCCCAATTCGCTTTTGAATTAATTTATATTCAGCTAATTGTTTTGCTTCAGGATAAGGAAGACTTGCTAAAACAGTTTCATCAATACGAGGTTTGCCTTCTTTGGTAAATTCTTTTGGTTTCCAGTTGTATTTATTTTTTAACCTATCAGCAATATGGTCATTACTATTAGGATTAAAAATAACAGTTTTTGTTTTTTGGACAGGTTTACCTGCCACATATCCTTTAGTTTTGTTATTCCTTTTTGGAACCAAGATACCATCATCTTTTTCCCACTGAGGAAATAATTCTTGTAGTTCATTATATAATTCTCCTCTACGTCTTTGTAGTTGTGTGTAAAGTTTTTGAGCTTTAGGTACATCAAAGAAGAACCCGTGGTCTTCTTGTGATTTAATACAGTTTTGAAATTCGTGTTCGATGAACACAGCAGTTTCAGAATAATTTTTTGATTGAATTACTTCATACAACTTTGAATTGAGATGAACGTCTTGTTCACAATACTGTTGCATTTCTGGAGTCCACTCTGACCAATCAGTAGTTTTTCCATATTCACCTTTATGAAAATCTAGTCGATACCCCCAAGACTCTAAGGAGTGTCTTCCCACCATTTTCATTGGGAACTCTTTATGCATTGCTGCATACTTAAAATCTTTATCTTTAATGTCTGACCAAATAAGTCGAGAACAAAGAATAGTATCGGTTATTTGTGCTTTAGTTTTCCATTCAGGATAGACCTTTTGGATAGCAGGAATGTCAAATTTAATAATGTTATGACCAATAATATGGTCTGCATTACTTAACAATTCCAACCCCTTTTCAACCTCGGAAGGTTCAAAACTAAATAGTTGTTGGGTGTTTACATCTTTTAAAACAATGCAATGGATAGTTGTAAGGTCATCCAATAAACCATTCGACTCTATGTCAAAGACATATTCTTTTTTCATAATTTACCTCTTTCGGTTTAGTTAGTGATTTGTATGCGGATGCGTTCTACACCGGGGATGATTTGTGAAACTTTGTTCATTGCATCTGCAATTACCTCGGCTGCTTGATAGGAATGAGCAAAAATTATCGGAACAACATTGGGATAATTGTTTGCTTTGTACACTGCACGCATCACTACAATAAAAGTTTTGCGTGTTTCCTTTTGTGCTTTACGACTTAGTGTTTTGAAGAATGGGTCAGCAAGAATGTACTCATCAACAAAATCAATAATGGTTTTCTCTTCTGCCTGATTCATCTTCAGGTTGTAATCTTCCGAGTTCATTTAATCTTCCAGTCTCAAGGTTGTATTGAAGTTGACACGCAACTCCTGTTTCTCCTGAGTATCTATTTTTAAGTAAGCGGACAGTCATTACGTTAGGGTTCTCTTCATCTTGCTGATTTCTTTCACAACCAATAACCATATCGGAAAGCTGAGCAATCGAAGCACTACCACGTAAGTGTCCTAAAGAAGTTCGCACACCATCAACGTGGTCACGATTACCTTCTAATCTTTTTAAATGAGAAACGATGATTAAAGAGATACCTAACTCTTGAGTAAGTTTTCTCAAGTTCGTCATCATATTGTCTATAATTCTTCGTTCATCACCATCGTTAATACCTGAAACAACAATAGAGATGTGGTCGAGAATAATGTGATTACATCCACAAGATTGATTTAGATATTTAATTTTATTAAGTAAGTTGTCTGTATCGGTTGAACCCCAGTGGTCATAGAAATAAACTTTTGAAGAAATAAATTCCCAAGCCTCACGTACTTCTTTGTCATCAGCTATTTGTTTTACTTCAGGTTTATGCAAAGGAAGATTCATTCGCAAAGAAACCAACCCTGTAATAGACCTTCTTACATCTTCTTCTAAAGCAATGTAGGCAACTTTCTTATCTTGTTTAATTAAGCCATAAGCTATTTCTCTACATAATTGAGACTTTCCAATACCACTTCCTGCTGTAACTGTAATGATTTCGTGAGAACGAATACCATTAGTTTTCTCATTTAATCCTTCATAAGGATAAGTTGCTGATGCTTGACTATCTTCTTGCATAAGAAGTTCCCAAGTTTCAGAACCTTCAATAATTCCATCAGGTCGATAGATACGAGAGTCATAAACTGTATCTAAGAGTTCTTTGCTCTTACCCTGTAAGACCATCTCATTGGCATCTTTTAAAGAAAGAGTACAAATCTTTGCTTTGTTAGGAGTAAGCAGTTCTGCACATTCTACTGCTGCTGCTTTTCCGACATCATCATTATCAAAACAAAAAATGACTTGCTCAAACTTTTCAACCCACTCAATGTTATTAGCAATATGTTTCTTTGCTGACTGAACACCCATAGGGATAGAGACAACAGGAAATTTATTTTGAAAAACATATTGAGAAACTGTCAGTGCATCAATCTCTCCTTCTGTAATAATTAATCGTTGACCACCATCTCGAAAGAGTTGTTGACCATACAACATTATATCTTTGCTCTCTCCTACCCACTTAAATTCTTTATCAGGTGTTCTTAGCTTTTGTGCTGCAAGTTCACCTTTTTTATTGTAGTAGTTTGCAATCTGATATTTCTCATTGCACTGGTATTGATACTTTCGACAAGTTTCACTAGAGATTTTTCTTTTCACTAAATCTAAGTATTCACCTTGTTGAAAGTTTTTCATATTTGCGTGTGAGATTTTGATTACTGGAGTTTTGATTTCAGAGGCGTGTTCGTAATGACCACAACCCGCACCAAAACAATGAGCGTGTCCATCGGAGTAACGAGCTAGTGCATCACTGCTGCCACATTTAGGACAAGGTTCGTGTTGTAAAAAAGTGCTATCAGTTTTCAGTGGTTGACCCATCGGTTTCACTTTCTTGATAAGGAAGTCCGTTATTTCTTAACCACAACTGCACATCAAATGATGGACAGAATTTTGAAGAAACTTCGTTGTGACCTATCACTTTTGCCATTGGGTATTCACCCATTAGGTCTTGTACTAAAATGTAAAGAGCAGCCCATTGGTCATCTGTGAAGTTATTTTCAGGTACATTGATGTCGTCTTCTGAAACTCCACCTACCATACAAATGCCTACACTACGCCAGTTATACTTCTTACAATGGGCGCCAATTTCTTCCATTCGTCTACCATCTTCAATGGTTCCATCACGCTTAATCACGTAGTGGTAGCCAATCTTGAGAAAGCCACGAGAGCGATGCCATCTATCAATTTCTTTTGCATCTATATTCATAGAAGGTTTAGTAGCCGCACAATGAATGATGATGTAATCAGTTTGTTTTCTTGCCATTTTTATTTTCTTTTATCCAATCCTGTGGAATTTTTTCTTTCGCATATTTGAACCCAAATTTTTCACACCAATCTGCATAAGTTGTTTTGGATTTTTTACCGATGCGTGTGTTGGGATTAGAAAAGACAAATCGAATATCGTATCTGTCACCAAATTGCTGTTTAATTATTTTATGTTTCTTTCGGTCAGAGGTAACGAATTGACCTTTAGTCTCGATGATAATTCCATTAGGTAAAACGAAATCAGGTGTGTAGGTAGAGTGTTCAATGGGTTTGGTATAATGAATTTTTAATTCTTCATACTCATAAGTCACACCTTGTTCATCAAGTTGTCGGGCAACTCGTTCCTCTAAACCAGACCGAAATGGTTTAGTAGTAGTTCGCTGCACTGGAGGTTTCCTCTTGAACTTCTTCATTCGTTTCAACCTCGTTTGCAACAAAACCTTCTTCTTTTGTAAATCCATACGTTTGGGCGGATGAACCACCTTCAACTAAATCTAAAATTTGAACTGCTTTTAATCTCAGTGATACACCTGCACCAATTAAGTTGGTGTAGTAAGTAACTGGTTCAAAAGTAATTTTAGCTTGGGTACCACCCCAGATGATTTTATTAGTGGTAAAGGGTTTACCTGCAGCATCAAAAAGTTTTGGCGACTGCTCCCACTTGGTACCATCAGAACGTGTACCTGAGGCTTTACATTTAAAGTTAAAAACCATCCCTGTTCTATCGTCTGTAGTTTCTTTAACAGGGAGTTCGGCTCTTTTGATGTTCTTACCATCTAAGGTTAGAACAAATTTATCTACAATTGCTTGTAGTTGGTCTTTTAATTCTTCAGCATCTTTGCCTTCTAAATACAGACCAGTTTTATAAACACCTTCCGCTACAAATTTAGTGTCAGGTTTATTTAATGAAGGGTATTCACAGATACCCTTCGGAGTTGTTATCATTTGTTTCATTTATTATTTTTCCTTCCGACCTAAAAAGGTCTTTGAGTTAATCATAAGGTGGGGTTTAATTGCACATCTACTAATGATTAGGCAAAAAAATACTTACTCTTCAACACATCGTTAATATCTAAGTTGCCTTTAGTAGGAAGTGGTTTGACCTTTGCTTGATTTTTAGTTGATAGACCTGCGTAAATATCTTGATAAAATTTATACAAAATATCTTCACTAAACATTTCCACAAATACCTCTCGCAAAGCCAGAGCCATTGCTTCAACATCAGTAGCGTGAGTAGCGTAGCTATCGTGAATCATTCCAAAAGAATTAATTCCCTGTTGTTTGCATTTATTCACCGTTAGTTTCATTGCTGCTGCATCTAAACTATGAATAAAGTTAGGTGAGATACCTGAGGCTTGTCTTCGTTTATTTAAATTCTTTTGCTCTTGAGCAATAGATAATTTAATTACGCTATCTCCTAATCGAGTATCAACCCTTCGTGACTTTGCTTCTTTATATTGTTGGTTTACCCAAAATCCTGAA